AGTACCTGTTAGTAACCATAAACGGTCCACCTTCTTAACAAGGTCGTTAATTAGTTTTGTTCTTTGGGCTGTAGCATTTTTGATATAGTGTGCCTCGTCAACGACCACCAAATCAAAATTGGCGTCAAGAATCTGTGACTCACCTTTCTTTTTTGTGTCATGGAAATTTTTAATAATGTCGTAGTTTATAATTACAAAGTCCGCATCCGTACTGAAGTTCTTACCTTCGGCAATATAAACTGACTTGTCTGAATAGTTTTCGATTTCTCTTTTCCAGTTAATTTTTAAAGTTGCTGGACAAATGATTAACACTTTCTTAGAGCCCGATTCTAACGCCGCTATAATAGTTGAGGTAGTTTTTCCAAGACCCATATCATCGGCAAGAATAAACTTTTTATTTTCAACTAATTTCTGAACGGCTTCTTTTTGATGTTCAAGTGGAGGACGGTGAGAATATTTGTCGTAACTAATAACAACATCCTTTACGGTATTGTCTTTGATGATTGCAGCTTTTGGTAACCAAAAATCATGTAGTTGTTCTGATTCAGTTATTTTACCCCAAATGTGGAACGCCTTTTCCTTATCCGCAAGTAACTTCTCTACCCATACCTTCTCAGGTATTTCGGTCATAAGTTTGTCATCGGCAAGTTTCTGAGCAAAATAAGCATCAAGTATCACCCACTTCTTGGCAACCTTAGGGGACTTGTCGTGGTTATTGATTATATACTCTGACTGACTTCTTGTTGGGTAAAACCTTTTATTTATTTGAGACTTTCTTTTAAGTTCAATAATATAATTGTTTCCGCCTTCGTAAGTCTCTAATAAGGACATTGCCTTTGATTCTAAACTCGCGTCCATTTTTTAAAAAATACTTCCATTACCGTAGTTTATGAATAATTCTTCTCCTTCGTCGATATCTCTTAATGCGAAAAAGATAAAGGTTCGGTCGTCTTCATTGGTATCCCATTCAACACTTGGTGTGTCGGAATGGTTATAATATGAACCATATCCCATAACTAATGCATGTGTTGTCCAATTCTCAGAACGAGGGTAACAAAACGCATAGTTTGAGAAAACAGGTATTTTTTCCATAGAACTTTGTGGAAAAGACAAGAAAGGACATACGTCTATAACTTCATCTTTTTCAATTTTTTGTGAAGAAAAAACACCTAAGTTATGTAGAGGACTATCCTTAACATATATTTTTGATGGAGGACTGATTTTCATATTTGATTTAAATATAGTTAATGTTTGAGTATTTATCAATATATGCAAAAGTTAGTCCCAATTACAAGATTAGGCAAGTTCTTCGGAGCTGAAGATTACTCTCTCGATATCGGGATGGGTGAGGAGTGGTTATTAGGTGATATGAACTTCACTATTGTATTATATCGTATTGATAGATATAAAACCAAAACAGATGATGTTTATGGTGAGGTTACTGAAGATGGAATCCAATTCTTGGCACCTGTTGAATTACAAGGGTTAGTTCAAGTAATGGCTCCGTCAGATAAGAACTACGGTAATTCGAGAATTGAAATACAAGAACCTGGTAATATGAAGTTCTCTATTTATCAAAAGACTCTTGATGATTTAGGTGTTGAGATATTCCAAGGTGATTATATTGGATATTATGAATCTGAAGATAGAGTTAGATATTATGTGGTGTCTGATGATGGATATGTAAGGTCAGATAATAAGCATACTTACGGTGGATACAAACCTTTCTATAGAAGTGTTGTTGCCACTTATGTAAGTGAAAACGAATTTAAAGGAATTTAATGAAGCTCATTATAACAGAATCTCAGTTTGATTCTATTTTTGTTGGTAGAAAAGTTATGGTGTATTATAACTTACACAAACATACTTTTTCAATTACATATGACAGTAAAGTTATATTACATGCCGACTACGTTAAATTGAGTAATGTTGAATTCAGAGTTAGACCTGGCGGAAATGAGAGGGTTCGAAAACAAAAAAGTAAAAACGTTCACGCGTTTGTTATCGGAACCTTGTTAGATTATTGTGAGTATCCTTGTGATGACATTCCAAATCCACCATCGAATAAAATTATAACTTACAACCCGTACAAACATGATTCGTTTGTATATAAAGATAGTGAAGAACCTATCTATAACGCTAAAGAGGTTGATATGATAAATTCACAAAATAAACTATTTGTAGTTAAAGAATAATGCCATTACCAAAACAAGTTAAACCAACATTACCGTTAGTCCCTCAGAAAACTTTATCTGCTCGTAGAGAACAGTTATTGGAATATATTAATGAGGACGGAACTTATTTACCTAAGTCAGTTTTACATGCCGACTTAGATAGGGGTATGTTAGATTTTGTAAAAGGAGATTTAGAAGTTATCACCGCAGGTAAAGTTGTACCTATGGTTGATATTATTATAACAACTCAGAACTGGGCTCAATATGTTGAAACTGCACTGTTTGTTGATTTAGATTACAACCCTTCTCCACCATTCATTACTGTAGTGAGAAGTCCTGAAGTAAAGTTCGGAACCAACCCTTCACTACAATATACGATACCAAATAGAAAACAATTTTATTACGCGTCTGTTCCAACTTGGAACGGTAACGAACAGGGTATGGACATTTACACAATACCTCAACCCGTACCTGTTGATATCAACTATAGTGTTAAAATCATTTGTAATAGAATGAGAGAACTTAACCAACTTAATAAAGTTGTTATGCAAAAGTTTTCTTCAAGACAAGCCTACACATTTATCAAAGGTCAGTATGTACCAATCATAATGAGTAATATTTCCGATGAATCTCAAATGACAGTAAATCAAAGAAAATATTATGTACAAAGTTACGACTTTACTATGTTAGGATATCTTATCGATGAGGAGGAGTTTGAAGTTAAACCCGCAATTGCGAGAGTTGCTCAGATAATGGAACTTGACACTTCTACATTAAGAAGAAGACGAGATAGGTTCCTTACAAACGAAAACGAATTTCTTTCTAACTTTTTATTTGTTGTTGGTAACAATAGTTTAAGTGATGTTGTGGCTTATACCGCAAACTTAACATGGGCCGATTCGACCAACGTAGAATCTTATGATGTTTATATCAATGAAGATTTTTATGGTACTGATGTTCAAAAAATTCAGATAACAACAAACGATGTATTAAGAATTGATGTGGTTAAGAATGACGACACTCAAGAGTCAACTATTAAGTTTGATAATATCTTGGTTTAATCTTCTCCGTAGATATCTTTCTTTTCTTTACACTTGTCGACTATCAAATTTTCCAAAAATTTATAAATCTTCATTCCACGTTTCTCACAGTACTTTTTTAGTATTTCGTGTACCTCAGGGTCTATTTTAATGTTCTTGATTTCTTTCTTTGTTTTCATAGGTAGAAAAAAGGTAGAATTTATTCATACCGTTTACAAATACATATTGAAAAGTCAAGTTTTTTGTAGCAGTATCGAATATTTATCAATAAAATAAATCTGCAATAGAATTAATTAAATAATGGCAACAGCACAAGCAAATCAAAAAGTTTTTGTATCACCTGGAGTATACACGTCTGAAACGGACTTATCTTTCGTAGCACAGAGTGTGGGGGTTACAACCTTAGGGTTAGTAGGGGAAACACTTAAAGGTCCTGCCTTTGAACCTGTTTTTATAACTAACTACGACGAGTTCCAAGCATACTTTGGAGGAACCGAACCAACTAAATTTATCAACACACAAATTCCAAAATACGAAGCGGCCTATATCGCTAAGTCATATTTACAACAATCTAACCAATTGTTCGTGACAAGAGTGTTAGGTTTGTCAGGATATGATGCGGGACCATCTTGGAGTATTAGAGTTACTGCCAATGTTGACCCACTAACTATTGGTCTTATAGCACCAACGGGAGGAACAGTATTTACAGCAACATTTACGGGAGCGTCTTCTGAGAGTACAGTATCTTTTGTTACTGCGTTACCAACAGACATCCAAAACAACTTAAACGTACAATAGAGATTATCTGACGGTAGTACCTCTACTTACCAAGAAGATTTCAATGCGAACTTAAGTGAAATTATTGACGACACAACTTTATCTGCAACTACAGTTGCTTTTTATGGTTCAATACCTTCACCTGATTATTGGAATTTAGTAAGTCAATATCCTAACCAACTTAACGTATTTGGTTCTGAAAGTAATAACTTAGACATTAACGATTTAAGTTCAGATGCTAACGACCCTTGGTATTATGCAACATTCACTAACGACCCTGATTTAGGAAACGATTATGAAGGTTATTCATTCTACTATAATGTATCTTCATTAACTAATAATAATGACGGTACTTTCACAGGACAGATAACAGGTGAAGTTTTTAGTTTCACAGGAACTGCTTATAGTGAATACAACAACATGGTTGTCGCTACATTACGTTCAAGAGGTATCTCATTATATTCTACAAACGCAGAACTTAATCAACACGGACCTGTTTATGAGGTTGGTATTAATTATACAACTGGAGCTTTTGAACCAAACAATGTTCAATTAATTGCAACAGGTCAATATTCAGGGGTAACTAATTCACCTTATGAAGGTTTCTTACTTTCAGGTGTTACTAAAGACGGTGATAGTTTCTCATTTGAAACATCTCTATCGGCAGCTTCTCCTAAGTTTTTAACTAAAGTATTAGGTATTGATAACTTCGGTAAAGCAAGAAACGAAGTTCCTGTATTTGTTGAGGAGATTTATCCTGGTTCTTTGAATTATGCTTACAACCAAGGATATATTAAAGGTATTAATCCTGAGTTAGTAGCATTAGATGATGCTAGAAGTCAAAACACTCAGTCAATCGCTTATAAAGTTGAAAAATATCAATCACCTGAAACTCCGTTCTTAGTATCTGAGTTAAGAGGTAATAAAGTGTTTAGACTATTTAAATTTATCTCAATATCTGATGGTGATGCTGCTAACGTTGAAATCAAAATTTCAATTGCTAATCTATCGTTTAATAACATGACATTTGATGTGTTAGTGAGAAACTTCTTTGACACGGATTCAAACCCTGTAGTTATTGAAAAATTCACTAACTGTAATATGGACCCTAACTCTAACAACTTCGTTGCTAAGAAAATTGGTTCATCCGACGGTGAATATGCTTTAATCTCTAAGTTTATAATGGTTGAACTATCTGACGAGGCACCTATCGACGCAATTCCTTGTGGATTCTACGGATACACTCAAAGAGAATATGAGTCAACTGCAAACATTTCACCAGTACCTAAATTTAAAACTAAATATTATTTCCCAGGTGAGGTTGTATTAAACCCTCCATTTGGAACAAGTGCAAACGCTACAGAATCTACTGGTGATATCGTAAGAAGAGCTTACTTAGGATTCTCAAGTCAGTTTGGTATTGATGAGTCATTCTTAACTTATAAAGGTAAACAAAATCCATCAAACTGGGTTGGTTCAGCATTACCTGCGGAGGCTCTCCCTTGGAACTACTTAAGTAAAGGATTCCACATGGACTCAGGTGCAACTGTGGTTACAATAGCAAACTCATTCCAAACAAGTGGTCAAACAGCGTTTGAATGTGGTGTTGCTGATTTTAGAACAGACCCTGAAAGTCAAGAAAATCCTTATTATTTCATTTACTCAAGAAAATATACATTATGTTTTGCGGGAGGATTTGACGGATGGGATGTTTATAGAGAGTGGAGAACTAATGAAGATAGATTCCAATTAGGTTCAAACGGTTACTTAGCGGGTACATCACCTTCACCAAGATACCCAACGGCAAACGGTGAAGGATTATTCAAGAGAATTATTGTACAAAACAATACTCAAGATTTTGCAAACACTGACTACTACGCATACTTACTTGGTATCTTAACATTCTCTAACCCTGAAGCTACAAACATTAACGTGTTTGCTACTACAGCAATTGATTATGTTAACAACTCAAACCTTGTTGAAGAAGCAATTGAGATGGTACAATATCAAAGAGCTGACTCTGTTTATATTGCAACAACTCCTGACTATAAAATGTACACACCAGATGGTACTAACTCTTTAGATATCATCTACCCACAAGAGGCGGTTGATAACTTAGATAACACAGGAATCGACTCTAACTACACGGCAACTTACTACCCATGGATTTTAGTGAGAGATACTGTAAACAATACACAAATCTACTTACCACCAACAGGTGAAGTTTGTAGAAACTTAGCGTTAACAGATAACATAGCGTTCCCATGGTTCGCATCAGCGGGTTACACAAGAGGTCTTGTGAACTCAATCAAAGCGAGAACTAAGTTGACTCAAGAAGATAGAGACACATTATACCAAGGTAGAATTAACCCTATCGCAACCTTCTCTGATGTAGGAACTGTAATTTGGGGTAACAAAACGTTACAAGTTGCTGACACAGCACTTAACAGATTGAACGTAAGAAGATTATTACTTCAAGCTCGTAAGTTGATTTCAGCAGTAGCGGTAAGATTATTGTTCGAACAAAACGACCAAATCGTTAGACAACAATTCTTAGACAGTGTTAACCCAATCTTAGATTCAATTAGAAGAGACAGAGGTTTATACGACTTCCGTGTAACAGTTTCTTCAACACCTGAAGACTTAGACAGAAACACATTAGTAGGTAAAATCTACTTAAAACCAACGAAAGCGTTAGAATTTATTGACATAGAATTCTTCATTACTCCGACAGGAGCTTCGTTCGAGAATATTTAATAATAACGGGGGGAATTAAACTCCCCCCTTTAGCCAAATGAGAAAAAAATTAACAGAAGGATTTAAAGGTGAAGGTACACCAGACATGAAATATTATGCGTTCGATTGGGACGATAATATTGTACACATGCCGACAAAGATAATTGTCAAAAGTGAAGACGGAGAGGAGATTGGAATGTCGACTGACGATTTTGCGGAACACAGACATCATTTAGGTAAAGAACCTTTTGAGTATAAAGGTGAGACTA